GAGAATGGCAACAGACAACGTGAAAACCTACCTGATCGAACTGGAGGACAAGGTCTCCGCCGAGTTGAAGAAAACCGCGAAGCAGGCCGACGCCCTGGAAGCGGAATTGAAGGATCTCCGAGAGGAACAGAAACGAGGAGCCAAAGCAGACCAGCGCCGAGCCGCGGCGATGGGGGCGCTGTCGACAGGTTTTGCCGCAACCGCCGCCGCCGCCGCCGCGGTCGGCGCCGCGTTCGCGGGTATGGGCGCCCACGCGATCGGAACGTCGGCGAACCTCGAAGGGTTTGAAACGCGTTTGGGTGTCCTCCTGGGCGGCCTGGACAAAGGGAAGGCCAGGGTCCGGGAGTTGTTCGAGTTGTCAGCGTCCACGCCGTTTTCGATCCAGGGTCTGGTCGAGGCTGACGCCACGCTGGAGGCATTCGGGGCCAACGCCGATCGGGTCCGCGGCGGGGTTATGGACCTCGCGGGCGCAACCGGTATGGATCTTGTCCAGGCCTCAAACGCTGTCGGGAAGGCCCTGGCGGGCGGCGCCGGCGCTGCTGACGTTCTCCGGGAAAAGGGCGTCCTGGCTATGGTCGAGGTGACGGCCGGGATGTCTACCGCCGAAATGACGACCGACCAGTTCCGCGAGGCGCTGATCGACACGCTGGAAACCAGCGACAAGATCGCCGGCGGGACGGCCCTTATGGCCCAGACCTTCGACGGCCTGATGTCGACCCTTAAGGACCAGTTCACGATCTTTTCAAAAACGGTCGGAGACGCCGATCTGTTCAGTACGGCCAAGGCGACGCTGTCGACAGTGCTGGATCTGATCAACGAAAACAAGGCAGCCGTCGCCAGCCTGGCACAGTGGGTCGGCGAGACTCTGACCGGCGCGATCCTGTCGGCCGTGGACGGCGTTTTCAAGTTGGCGTTTCTGGTTCAGCGGGTCCGGGAAGGCTGGGCGACCGTCGGCCAGGTCGTGACGGCCGTTCAGATCATCATCAACGAAATGCACCGGGCCGCGCTGAATTTGGCGGTAGCCCTGGGCGTGATGACGGAGGCCCAGGCCGCAAGCGGGATCGCAGAGCAGACAGCCGACATAGCAGAACTGAACGCCGAGTTCGCCAAGAGCGCCGATCACGTCGACGACCTCCGCGACAGTCAGGACTTTCTGCTGACAAAAGGCGAGGCCACGGTCAACAAAATCCGCGAACTGGCCGACGAATACCAGCGAGCGGCGGACGCCTCGAAGGACATCGAACCGGCCGAGGGCGGCGGCGAGATAATGAAGATCGCAGGCATTGACACAAAGGCTGTAAAACAGGCCGCCGCCGCCGCCAAAAAAGCCCAAAAACAGATGGATACCTTTACGAAGTCTATGGGCAAAATGGGCGCGGATTTCACGAAACAAGCCGCCGCGACCCGTGAGCCTTTGAAAGAATCGGAAAAGCTGAACAACCAACTGCTGAAAATGGCCAGCGATTTCGGCGAGGCCAGCCAGAAGGCGTACGAACTCGGCCCGGCTGCAGTCGCTGCTTTCGATCAGGTCAAGGGCGGAATGATCGCGGCGATGAGTGAGATGTCCGAGGCGGTACCAAAGGCGCGAAGGGCGGAACAAATGGCCGCCGTGGGCGCTGGAATGGACGCGGCTACCGACGTCATGTCAACGGGCGGCCTCGGCCTCCTGGGCGGCGCTGGACCCGTAGGAGCCGGCGCGGCGAGCATGATCGGCATGGGCCAACAGGGCGAAGCGGCGTACCAGGAAAAGGTCGAGGCGGGCGCGGAGGTGATCGCAGAGGACCGAGCGGCGGAACTGCAAAAACGCGCGGACAAAATGAAGCAGGCCGGAGCCAGCGAGGCCGCCCTGGAGGCTGCTGGCGTTGGCAAGGAACAGATCGCCGACGCGGCTGAGGTCACCGAAGCCGACAAAAAACAGGCTGCAACCGGGATCGACAGAGGGAAGGTCATGGCCGAACAGGTAAAGGCCGTCGTCCAGGGTGTGATCGACGGGATCTCGGCGCTCCTGGAGGGCCTGCCGGACATCCTTTCCACCCTGATCCCGCTGATCCTGGTGGATCTTCCGATGGCGCTAATCGAAGCGATCCCGGCGCTGATCGAGGAACTGATCCCGGTTCTGATTTTCGACCTCCCGAAAGGGATAATCACCATGCTGATCAAGGTGGTCCCTAAGATCCTGAAAATGCTATTCCTGGACCTGCCGGCGGCCATGATCCGCGGCCTCCTGGCGTTCTGGGGCAAGGTGGTCGGATTTTTCAAGGACCTGTTTTCGTTCGGAAAGTCAAAGCAGACAGGCGGATATGTCCCACAGACATCCCGCATGCTATTGCACCAGGGAGAACGAGTGATCCCAGCGTCAGGCGCTGGCAGCGGGACCGCGTCGCGGGGCCTGTCGGCGTTCGGTGTAGGTGGCGGGAAGTCGCTGACTGTGAACGCTCACGTCGTCCACCCGGACAGTATAAAAACCCTGTCCACCTTGATCGACGACGAAATGGGCGCACACGGACGCGCTACGGTTCCGTTGTGGGGATCCTCGTCCATTCCACGGAGCATTTGAAACGATGGGCTACCCGTTTTTTTCATGGAAACCGCACCAGGCCGGAGCCGGCCCGGCCCGAAACACCATCGATCTGACCGAGAGTCTGTCCGACCTCCAGGTCACACCACGCCGAGACGTGGCCGATTCGTTCGGTATTCATGGCGGGCGCTCGCGTGAACTGCTCCGGCCCTGGGTCGACGTCCGGATCGTCCTGGACCGGTTCAACGACCGGAAACTGTTCCGTCAGTTTTCGGCGATGATCAACCACCTGGAGCGCGGCGGGTCGGTCGCATTTTGCAACGACTCGGACAAGGTGTTCCTGGCTCGAACCCTGGTCGAATACCCACAACACACCACGTCGATCGAACTCGGACCGAAGGACGCGAGCGCCTACACGACTGTTCCGAACACCCTGGCGAACGGCGACGAGATCGTGATCGAGTCCGGGCCGCCAGCCGGAAAACGGGAGTACCACGTCGTCAACGCACACACAGAGTCCGTCAGCGGTTCGCTGACGGCTCCAACTACGATCACTCTCGGCGAGTCGCGGTCATTCCGGGACGACTACCCGGCCGGGTCCGTTGTTCGGTATTCCGATTTCTACCCGGCGCTGATCCTGGGTCCTGGCCAGACGGGCGGATCAATTTTGACCCACGACCACCGGATCACGTACACTTTCGACATTTTGCTGTCGACGATCCAGCCGCTACCGGACCCGGATTCACAGGGCGGAATTGGAAACGACGCCGACAAACCGGACTGGACGAACTGATCGTGGAATGGAGCGCACAATTCAAGGGTGACCTGGCGAACCTTCGCGCCTACGCTCCAATGTTCCGTTTGCAGATCGGATCGTCTGTAATGACGGCCCGCCATTTCGGAACCTGGGAGAACGAATCCGGCGCAAAGGTTCTCGAAATACTGTCGCACCCTGGGACCGCGACCTATCCCGACACGTCCGGCGGATCGACACAGCCAGACCTGTACGGAAAGGGATCGACGGATCTGGGCAACCCCTACGCCTATCTGGTCGGCTTGACTGGCAAGCTGTCGACCGGCGCTCAATCCGTCCAGGCCCGGACCTTCGCCTACACCGGCGCGACGCTGTCGGCGGGCGTTACACGGCTTGCTGCATCACACGCGGCCCGGATGCCTGGCGGCGTTCTGGCTCGACTGCAGATCAGGTTCGACCCGTCCACGACAGAGTCGCAGACCAGCGCCTGGGAGGACGTCTGGATCGGCCAGTTCCAGGGAATGAAATGGAACGGATCGGACTACACGCTGTCGTTCGTGGATGCGCTCCAGGCCGTGAAGCAAAAACACACCGAAGCCGCGACGACGACCGCGCCAGAGGACTACTACAAATGGTTTGCGGGATGCGGAAACCAGACGACCCTGACGGCCGGCTGGCCTGGCGGGACCGCGTTTACAACGGCGTCCGACCTTGAGCTGGTCGGAAGCGCCGCCACGATCGGCCGTGACAACTGGGGAAACACGGCCAAAAAGCATGATGGATTCGGTGGGACCGCCTACCACTACGCGACCGATCCCAGCGGGACCGGCGATTTGCTCCAGTGGGTGAAAGCATCGAACACCAGCGGATCGAGAACCTACCTGTCGTACAACATCGCCAACGTGGCCGGAACGACTCTGTCTCTTCATCGTTGCAAGACATACGGCGGGGCCGAAGCGCTGCCAGGCTTCCACGGCGTCGGAGCAGACGACACAGCCGTGACCGGACTTGATGCCGGCTCGATCGTGACGAACGTTTGCGTCATCCACGGATCGCCCGTGTCGGAACTTGTCAACACTGTGTACAACCAGGGGTACCCGGAGGAAATGGTCCCGGGCTTGTTCTCGTCAGATTGGGGCCGCGCTACCTCGCACCCTCGATCACCGATGAACCTGTCCGACATAGGCCGGACCGCCGGGCGCTTCGACGGGCTTTTCACCTCGGCGACAGGGATTGTCGGATCGTTCGCTGCATCGCCGTTCCGCCATGTCGTGGCGAAGGAACAGGCCGACGGGCTGTCGTACATGCTCCGCCTGTTCGGAAAATGGGGAGTCTTTCCGCGATTCAAGGAAGGCGGATGGTCAGTCGGAGTCATACAGGCCGACCTTCCTGGGTACTCCTCGGCCGCGGAGGCCGTGATCTTTACAAACGACATCGAGGGCGCCGACTTTGACACACGCGCCAGCGGTACGATCGGCGGGTTTCGGGAGTTGGCTGGCACCGAAAGCGACGAGGACGCGTCAGGCGTGACGCCTGCTCTGACGTTCACCGGGATCGACCTAACCGGCGGCCGTACATACTTCGGATCGCCGCAACTTGGACAACTAACGGTCGACACAAGCGACGTCGCCGCCGGGTCCTCGTCCGGTCAGCCGTTCGGACAGCGTTTTCTGACCTACTTTCGGGAGGTCCTGTACCCTCACTGGTACCAGGCGAACCGGGTGACCGCGACTCTACGTTTGCGGGGTCTGAAGTTCGCAGGCCTGGCGCCCGGCGACGAGGTCCACGTCTGTATTCCACGAGGAAAACAAGCAGAACCATGGGGCCCGCTGGAGCCGTTCGGGTCGTCTATGCGCCACGTACTGGACACGTCCAGCTTCGAGGGAACACACCAGCAGGCGCGGGAGAACGTGACGGTCGAAAGCCTGGTCAACTACAAGCCCTGGGTCGTCATGTCGTCACAGGTCGACTGGATCGGCGGGCGGGTGACTGTGACCGTGTCGAAGGTGTCGACGACAAAGGCGGCCAAGGACTGGTCGCTCTTCCCAGGAGGGCCGACAGACCAGACCGAGCAGCATGCCGTCGCCACGGTTCACCACAAGGACGATTGATCGGCGGGTAGCTGACTGTTACTGTGATTTCACAACACGGAGGATCGAACTGATGGCCATGACAGAGATCGACTTTTTACGGGACATTTGCCCAGACGTTCGCCGCTTCACGCTCGACGGCGCCGACGCCGAAACGGCGGTCCAAGTGAACATTCCACACTGGGCGAAAAAAGTGACCGTCAGGCCAGAGGGTAAAAAGATCCGGATGTCGTTCACAACTGCGGCCGATACCATCCACGACGACTACATCAAGCTGTCGGCCGACAGTTTCCACGAGTTCGAAACCTGGGACGGGTACAACACACCGAACGGGATCCAGGCGATCTACCTTGCCAACAAGGCCGGCACGGTTTCGACCGTGGTTTCCGTAATGATCGAAGGAACGTCCAAATGAACAGTTCACCAAGCCAGGTCGTGACGGAGATCACGAACGCCGCGAGCGATCGGATCCTCACTGTTGGAACCGTCGCAGACGAACAGCAGGACCTGAACGCGGAGGCGAACCTGTCGTTCGACGGGTCCACGCTGACCGTGACCGGGAACTTGACGGTCACCGGAACCACCACAACGATCAGCACGACCAACACATTGATCGCCGACAAACTGATCGAGGTGTCCAACGGGACGACAGGAACGCCCAGCGGAGACGCCGGGATCATCATCGAACGCGGATCCAGCAGCAACGCCGGGATCATCTGGGACGAAAGCCGCGACGAGTTCGTGGTCTGCACGACCAGTGCGACCGGAGCCAGCACCGGGGATCTGACGTTCACGCCGGCCAACATGAGCGTGGAACGCCTGGGCGCCGGGACCGAACAGGCCGAAGCGGAGGTCCACGCCAAGCGGGACGCGTCCAGCGGCGGCACCTATTCGACCACAGCGCCGATCATCATCGAGGACGACGCCCGGCCCGCGATCCAACTGGTCGGATCGGCCAGCAATATCGGCATGATCCAGTTCGGCGACAACGCCGCCGCCGCCGCCGGCCAGGTCTACTACGACCACGGGACCGATAAGTTGCGGATCGACTGCGGCGAGAATGGTGACCGGCTGACGGTCGACGCCTCTGGGAACGTGGCCGCCGCTGGCGTCGTCACGGCGACCGGTTTTACCATCGGAAGCGCCGCGATCACGGAAACCGAATTGGAGATCCTGGACGGCGCGACGCTTTCCACCACGGAACTCAACTACGTCGACGGCGTGAGCAGCGCGATCCAGACTCAACTGGACGCGAAGGGACCGGTAGCAGGTAGTAGCAGCATTGTGACGACCGGCGCCTTGGACAGCGGCTCAATAACCAGCGGTTTCGGAACCATCGATACCGGTAGCAGCACGATCACGACCACGGGAACAGTCAGCGCCGGGGACATTTCGGCAACGGGTGATCTCACGGTATCGGGTGGCGACGCTCTCCTGGGTACGGCTGGAAACACGACAGCCACGGCGATCACCACGGTGACCAATACCGGCACGACAGCCGGCAAATCACTAACGATCAGCGCGGGCTCGACGACGACCGGCGCAAACGACATCAACGGCGGGGACTTGATTCTTGCCACGGGCGGCGGCGACGGAACCGGAACCGCTGCGATCGTGTTCAACACGAAAGTAAGCGGAGTGGATGCCGCTGCTGAGCGCATGCGCGTACATACGAACGGATACGTCGGGGTCGGTACAAGCGCACCACTCACGGCGATCGATGTGGTCCACGACTACCACAACGCGACATTTGAAAACATCCTGTCCGACGGCCAGGGCGGCGGGGAGGTCCTACGGTACAGCCCAGGAGCCGACGATTCGCTTACCGCCGGACAATTGTATTTCCTTCACACTGACGGGACCTGGGACCAGACTGACGCCGACGCGGTAGCGACAGGCGGTACTCAAATGCTTGGGATCGGCCTTGGAAATGCTCGCACCGTTGGCGTACTGATCAAGGGGTTCGCCCGCATACCCTCCACGGAGATTCTGAACGTACCCGGATCGGGTGCTGTGGACGGACTGCCGGTCTATATGTCCACAACCGCCGGACACCTGGACTTCACCGCGCCCTCTGGCAGCCAGGACATCGTTCGCGTGGTCGGATATGCGATCGACGATGATGGCGGCGACGTGTTGATCCGCTTCGATCCGGACTCCACTCACATTGTGATCGCCTGATGCCAGATATCGGATCGCTCAATACCGTAGCTGTGGCCGACATTGGCAGCGTAAACACGGTCGCCAAGGCCAGCATTGGGACGCTCCTGGGGTGTTCGGCCCCGGCGGCGGGCGCAACCGAATGGATCACAGCCTACGAGGACGGCGGCGTTGGCTATGCGGCGAACAGCGATCTGTCATCGTGGACGACCTATTACAGCGGCGCCTCGAATGAGTCCGTCGACTGGCAGGAGGTCTGCTACGGCGCGGACAATAGTGGAAGCCTGGGCCGGTACGTGTTCGTCTGGACCCGTGCGAGTAGCCCCGGAGAGTTGCGATACACCGACGACATTACCAACACCAGCGGCTTCACCGGCGTTGACATATCCCCAGCCACGGGGATCTCCGCTGAACTGTACACGGTTGCATTTTGCAACGGAGCGTGGATCGCGGCGGGGAAAATGGACGGCAACCAGGGCGGCCATATCTACCGGTCAACGGATGGCGCCGCCACATGGAGCGGAATCAATGTGACTTCGCTTGCCGGGTTCGGCAGCACTGGCATCTACTCGATCGCCCACGATCAAAGTTCAAAGGTGATCGTCGTCCAGGACGAGGTCGTTTGGGGATCCACAGATTCGGGAGCGTCCTGGGCCGTCGTTTTGTCAGAACTGGCAGCCAGCGCCAAGGGCCTGTTCGTTTTGTATTCGAAAACAGAGGAAGTTTTTGTCTGCGGCTACCACAAAAACGGGCTCAAATTCAGGACCTGCGCTGCGTCGGACCTGACGACCTGGGCCGCCCAACAGGACGCCAACAACAACAGCAGCGGCAAGATCCCCCTGTCGAACAACCAGGCCCGGAAGGCGTTCGCCGTGGCGGGTTCTACTTTCGTCGTATGCAACGCCGACAGTCACCAGCGTTTCACCCTCAGCGGCCAGACCATCACATCGGACACCTTCACCGCGAACCAGCTACCGTACGCGAACGTCAAGGATGTCGCGACGGATGGAACCACGTGGATCGCCGTGCATTCTGGCGGCGACATCAGTAAGAGCACCAACGACGGCGCCACCTGGACAAGCGCCGCCGCCAACGTCGCAGTCGCAGGCGGGGCCGATGATGACATGAAGGCCGTTACCTGCAACGTACTGCAGCCTGTGTAGGGGTGACCATGGAACCGCCCGAGATACTGGATCGCGTGGCCGAATGTGGGCACGCCGTGTTCACCCGTGGAGCCTGGAACCTCAACGTGATCGGAGTTCGCACGCCCAGCCGCCAGGCCGGGAAGTTCGACGACCGGATCCACCTGGTGTTTCGGGACGGGTTCGGCCGCTGGGTCGACCTGTCGTTTCCATGTACGACGGACCCTGGGATCTACTGGCTGAACCGGTCGACGTCCAGAGGGACGGCGATTTTGAAGGCGGGACAATATCGCGGAGCCTATCGCATGGGGCTCCACAAGAGCCGGTACCCGGCGCTGGTTCAGCGAAAACCCGTCACCGTATGGCGAGATCGGGACCGGGACGGATCGTTGGATTTCATCCCAGGAACCGAACGGACCGGGATGTACGGGATCAATATTCACCACGCTGGAGTCGTGGACCGGGCCGGCCGGTCCGGCGATGACGTCGGGCCGTGGAGCGCCGGCTGTACCGTTCTTTCGTCCATCGATGACTGGTCCGTTTTCATGTCCGTTGTCCAGAGGTCCGCCGAACTCTATGGCGAGACCTTCACCTACACACTGATCGAGGAGTGACCCCAATGTTCGCAAAACTGATCCCGCCCCGGCTCCGTAGCCGGAAACTGTGGATGGCTTTTCTCGGAGCCCTTCTACCTGTCCTGGCTCAATACCTCACCGACGCGGTCGACCTGGCCGAATGTCTGCGCCTGTCTGCTGGCGTCTGTGTGACCTATTTGTTGGGACAGTCCTGGGTAGACGCCCGCGCCGCCGCTATCGACAAGGACTGACGGGTGCTTGGACAGGCGATCGATCTGCTGGTCCTGGCGATGGCCGCGGCGCTTGCCGTGTTGGCCTACAAGCTGGGCACCAGTAGATCGGCCTCAAACGGCGCTGGACGCATGTTCGACACGGAGGCAAGGGAACGAACCGCGGAGAAGCTGAAAACGGACCAGGAAGCCATACAGGCCGCCGCGAGGGGCAAGGACCCAGCGTCGGCCCTGGCTGACCTGGGAAACAAGCGTCGAAAATGATCGCTGGCTTGTTGCTGGTGTCCACAGTTGCGGCGGCAGTCACGACTGCACTACCACCGCGACCGACAGCACCAGCTACGGCAACCGGCGAGTGTCAGCAGTCCGTCCCCCTGCGGGTCGGATCGCCCGTCCCTGTACCTCTCCTGGACGGCGCTGGACTCGTCGGTTGCTCAGCCGTTTGTGAACCGTTGAGCAGCTATGCACATTTGCTCCACCTGGAAAAACACGCCGACGCGGTCCGGGAGTTGTACGAGATCGACGTCGCCCGGCTCCAGGCGGACCGCGACTATTGGCGGGAAAAGGCCCAAACGGCTACGGCTGGTTCCTGGTATCGGTCGCCCTGGTTCGCAATTGTCACATCGGCAACCCTGGTCGCGGCCTCTGTTGTGACGTATGATCAGTTGTACGGGGATCGGTGAAAATGAGCAGCGACGAGAAAAACACGAGCTGGCGCCAGTCCCTGATCGGCCCGATCGTGACTGTCGTTTTTCTGGCTGGCGGCGGGTGGGTGACTCTCGACGCTGTCGCCCAGGAGTCCGAGGATCTGACCGAGCGGATCGAGTTTGTCGAAACGAAAGTCGGACAGCAACAGGTGATCGAGATCAAAGTCGAGCAGGTCGAAAAACGACTGGAACGGCTCGAAACCTCGATCGAAAAACTGATCGAAATCCAGCAGCAACAAGCCCTGTCAACGGCCCGGATCTGTACCGCAACCGGCGCCGATTGCTGAACGCAACGTCAAGTCCTGGAAGCCTTCGTAAACGCTGGACGGAAAGCCATTCTGCGTTTCGAGGTATGGGTGTTGTCAGCACACAGAGTCGAAATGAAAAAGCCTTGTGGACCCCTTAGCGGGCGATTACGGGCCTGTGTAGTTATTCCAGTTTTGACTTGGGTTTTCGCCAGGTCCGGGGGTTTTTGTGGCTGATCTTGCTGTTCATTTTTCTTCAAAATCCGACGCCTGGTCGACGCCGATCGACCTGTTCCAACGGCTCGATCTGGTGTGGAATTTCACACTCGATGTCTGCGCCGATGAGTCCAACCACAAGGTCGATCGCTACTTCACCAGGGAGATCGACGGCCTGGCGCAGACCTGGTCCGGCGAGGTCTGCTGGATGAATCCACCCTACGGTCGGGAGATCGGCGCGTGGATGCGGAAGGCCCACGACGAGAGCCTGGCCGGCGCAACCGTGGTCTGTCTGGTACCGGCCAGGACCGACACGGCCTGGTGGCATGACTACGCGATGCGAGGCCGGATCGAGTTTCTACGCGGCCGGCTCCGGTTCGGGAACGCCAAAAACTCCGCGCCGTTTCCGTCGGCGGTCGTCGTGTTTCACCCGCTGCCATGACCTCCAGGGGTCCTCGTACGCGCACGCGGAATGAAATGACCAATGAAATGACCCATGGGTGTTGCACAGTTTTGCGCGGTGGAGTATAGTTCTGGTGTGGCCGGGAAATGAGCCGGCCCTTCACAACCAAAACCGGAGCCCCAAAATGACGACCCTTATTTCTCCCCTCTGCCTCACCTGCTCGAACCCGATGACCTCCGTAGGATCCAGCCACCTGTCGAAACGGGTTCAACTCCCTGTCGTCGGTAGCTATCCTCTGAACCTCGTGTCCTGGCGATGTGTGAAGATCGAACAGGACGGCGACGAGGACACCGGCTGCGACGGCGGCCTGGAGATCAGCGACAACGCCGACAGCATTTTTGCCGAGGACATCCACGGCCTGGTGTTCGACATGGACGGAAAGCAGATCGATCCCAAGACCTATGCGATCGACTTCTACAACATGACGCGAGGAACCGCCCGCGTCGTCGACTCTATGGACGTCCAGGCACACAGCTACGACGCCGCGAAGGCGAAGCTGCTGGCCTGGGCCGCCCAACTGGAATGGAGGCTTGAGATCATCAGTAGCCGCGAACTCGACGCGCCGCGCAGTCCGGACGGCTCCGTGTTCGTGGTGATCAAATGAACAACCAACCAACCAACCAACCCACAACCAACCAACCCACAACCAACCAACCAAACCAAACCAGGAGCCCCAAAATGGCCAACCCCCAAACGACGACAGCCCCCACGATCACTCTCCGCCGGATCAGCGCCGGACACTACCAGACGCCCTGCGGCCGTTTCGACGTTTGCCGGGTCGATTACGACCGCAACTTTGGATACGGCCTGTCAGGCTGGTACTGGTCGGAAAACGACGCTCCAGGAGCCGACGATCATTTCGGCACAATGAGAGCGGCCCGGACGGCTCTGGCCTTCCATATGGCCGCCGAGGACGCCCCGGATCTATCCACCTTCGCTATCGAGATTAGGGCCTGGCGATGCGCCCAATTGAGCAGCTATCCTCCCCGCGACTCCGTCGACGTCCAGGCGATCAGCTACGAAGCCGCGAAGGCGAAGCTGCTGGCCTGGGCCGCCCAACTTGGATGGAACGTCGAGATCATCAGCGGCCGCCAGGTCGACGCGCCACGGCCGGCTGGAGTGCTGGTCAAATGAACAACCAACCAACCAACCAACCAACCAACCCACGAACAGGATCCCTACCATGCCTCGATTCATCGCAGTTTTCGCCCGCTACCCAGACCACCACCACCGCGCCAAGGTCGCGCCAGGCTTCACGCCTTACGCCGGAACCGCTGTCGCCGTGGGTTCGCCACAGTGCGACCAGGTGATCTCCCAGCTTTCCAGACTTGCCAAGGCGGCCGGGTGCCAGGTCCGGATCCAGCATGTCCGACAGGCTGACCTGGACGGCCTCCGGATCGAAGGGGGTGACGCATGAGCGGCGCAGTACCTGACGCCGTCCAGCGAGTCGTCGACGCTTGGAAAGCGAACGCGGCCGAGGCGGGGATGCCAGAGGACGCGTGCTGCGTCAGCCACGCGCCGAGCGAATCCCGCGCCCATTATGGGCCGTACTACCTCGACCCATGGGGAGCCCCTGACCGCGACATTCTCGACCAAGAGGAAGAACAGCCAGCCTGGATCGTGTGTTGCAACTACGAAAGAGCCGATCTGCACCTGACCTACTTTCCACAGGACGGCCGCTGGCTTTACTACGCGCGGAACCGCGAGTCCTCCAACCTGATCAAAGGTGGAACGGCTGAGGCCGTCGCCAACGCCGAAATCGTCTACACGGGGTGACGCATGAGCCAAACCAACCAACCAACCAACCAACCAACCAACAACCAACCCACGAACAGGAGGCCCAAAATGGCCAACCTTGCCAAAGTCGAAAATGCAATGACAACTCTCCGGAGGATCGCCAGCCGCGACACCGCCCGCCGCCCAGGCTTCGAGCCTGACCGGGTCCTGGATCTCCACAGCCGCCAGGAGGTCGAACGGATGATCGGAAACCCAGGTCACGGCGGCGAGGAATGCGTCGGCTGTGTCCGCGACTGGATCGACAGAAACACCGTCGACGCCCAGACCGACCGGGCGAAGTTCGCCGGGATCCCTGACGCACGACTGACCGGGCCTCTGTTCCGGGTCGTCACCGTCCAGGCCGACAGCCAGCGATGGACCGCCCGTTTGGTCCTGCTGGGCGACCGCTACGGCGCCTCGTCGACTGCGGTAAGGGGTCGACACGACGTCGCCGCTGCTGGTGTCGTCTGGTATGACTCGGCCCACGAGTTCGATCCCGACGACGTGAGATCAGGACGTCCACAGACTGACGAACCGTTTGGCCCGTTCGCGTGCTACTCGACCCTGGACTCGCTGCTGTCGGCCTACTCGATCAAGACCGGGATCCGGCTCGAACGAGAGCGCGGCGACGCTGTGGACCTGGACGCGGACTCGCTCCGCCAGGTGGTCGAGATCCTGATCCTGTCCCAGGGCCTGGCGCCCAAATACATGATCTGTGAGGACGGGCGGTTCCGTACCGTGTCGGAACTGTGGACGAAGCAAATGAGATCCACGCCCGCCAGGCACGTCCCCTGGTTCCGGCCGAGCCTGGAGGCCCTGGAGGAGCGCCGGAAAGTACGGCGCCAGTTTCTGAACCTCTCACCCCTGGACGACCGCCTGGAGCAGGCCCTGGAGGTCCTGGGCAACTATACGGAAGGCGCCGACCTGGACCGGGACGAGGCCTCCGCCGCCGGGACGGCGCTGGAACGCTGTGGCCTGGGATGGTTCGACGAGGTCACCGGCCTGATCCACCTGACGGTTCGCGGCGAACTGTGGAGGACTGGCACGGTTGGCTGTTCGTCGCTTAGCTGGGCGTCGACCAACGTTGGCGCGGCGCGGGCGGCCGTCCTGGACCTGATCGACAACGAACACGTCCGACACCTGGACCGGACCTCACCAGACGAGGCGGCGGTCATATGCGCAGAGGTTCGGATCCCCTCGGCGGCTTCGACCGTGGACCCGCTGGAGGTCGTCCGCGACCTGGTCACGGCGGCGGATCGGGTGAAATGGAACCGTCACGAATCCGCATGGAAGCGACGCGCCGAGGCGCTACGCCAGGCGAAGCGGTTCCGCGCCCTGGTCAAATGGTCGACCCGCCGCCCTGTGGTCGGCGCCGTCGCCGGACGGAACGCGTCCGCCGGGGGTTCGAAATGACCCGGACCACCTGGGCGATCATCGTGACCGGGTGGATCGTGGTCGGCGCCGCCGCCTCCATGATCTGGCCGTTCGCGGCGCTGGGTTCGCTTCTGTCGGCCTTCACGATATGTTTCATGTACCACCTGCTGGCCCTGGCCAGGGGTCGCCCACAACCAGCCAACCAACCAACCAACCAACCAACCAACCAACCAACCAACAGGGGGCCGATCATGGCCACAACTCGAAAGGTCTGGCGCGTGACCTCCACCGCCATTGTCTCAACTCACGAAGGCGAAGGCGTCGCCGATCTCCACAACGGGATCGAAATGCTCTACCAGTGCGGGCCGATCCCGATCGAGGATCTGGAGGTCGTCCGGCTGGTTCCGGAGCCTATCCAGCCGGACTACACGGCGGCGATCATCGCCGCTCAACAGTACAGAACCGCCGAGGCCGAGGCCGACGCCCAGGCCGACGCCCAGGCCGACGCCCAGGGCGAGGACGACGGCGGCGCCGCGAGCGAGGCCAGGTGGATCGCCGGGTCAGCGTTCGGAAACCAGGGCCTGGCCGACCTGGGCGGCCTCGATGTCGAGGACGACGACGAGGACGACGACGAGGACGACGCCCAGGAGCACGAACACAACACAATGGATGGAGTGGTCGCGGCGCTGGGCTCCGCGTACCGGATCGCTGGGTTCGAGTCTGGAATGCTGGACCTCGAAGGGGGTGAAGAGTGATCGTCTTTGACCTTCCGGACCAGTCCTACGAAATCCACACAACCAGGATCCGGCGGGTCGTCGAGATCGTGGTCGACGTGAAGCGGATCCCAGGAACCGCGCCGACCTGGCACCCGCCAGATCCTGGCGATCCGGACCAGTACGCGATCCTCGAAGCGAAGGGCCCAGGGGAGGGCGCCGGGTTCCGACAGCCGGTCGAGTTGACCGCCGCCGAACAGGAGCAGGCGATCTGCCAGGTGATCGAAGCCACGGAGGCGAAGCCATGATCCGCGACAGCCTGCCGTTCGCCAGGGGTAGCGACACAAGCGAGGCCGCCGCCGAATCCATGGTCGGCCACGCGCCGACAGTCCGGCGGCGGGTGTTCCAGTACATCCAGTCCCAGGGCGAACACGGATCCACGGACGACGAGATCGAGCAGGCGCTGGACCTGTCACACCAGACAGCCAGCGCCAGGCGGAACCTGCTGGCGCGGGATGGCGCGATCCGTCGCATTGACGCGAAGCGGAAAACCCGGTCCGGCCGCCAGGCTGGCGTCTGGGTCGCTGTGGACGGGTTCGACATTGACGCGAAGCGCCCAGGACGGCCCAGGAAATCGGACCAGGACCGCCGGGAGGTCAAGGTCACAGCCTACCTGGACAGGCCGCTTTACGCGGATCTGTGTTTGGCGGCTGCTGACGAGGGCCGCCCGGTTTCGCAGTTGATCCGGCGGGCCTGTGTCCGGTACCTGGCGGACAAGGGTGATACATGATCAACGAAAACAGGCCACGGTCGGCGCCTTTCGAGTTCGACCAACTCAACCAACAACAACAGGAGGCCGCAATGGCCTTGACTCACGTTCGCAATTCTCTACTACTCCTGGCCGGCGTTCGCCGCGCCTACGGCGAGACAGAGCCCACACCCGAACAACAGGAGCAGGCCGACCAGGCCGCCACAATCGTCCGGTTCGATTGGGAGCCCGGAAACGGCACCCTGTACCGGCTGACCTACACGATCCGACAGTCCCCAGTGATCCCGGATGCCATCCCAGGCGGGCGCGAAGCTGCGGAGCGTGGCGACACGCTCCAGCCGTCGACGTTCTACTGTCTGATCTGGCAAGGCGCGATCCTGGAGGACGGGCGGCAACTCCCGCCGAGCGCCGGCCGGTCGTTTTCGTGGGACCAGTACAGCCACCTGAAAGGGCCGTGGTTCGCGTCCCAAATGGGGATCAACCACGCCGACGCCGACGGACTGCTCCTGCTCCTGGACGCCCTGGGACACTCGATCAGCTATTGCAACGACGATCCAACCAGGACGATCCCGCAGCCACGGACGCCCGTTCTCGTCGAGGAAATGAAGGGGGCCGACAATGCCACCCGCTAAGAAACCAACAGGACACCCGAACGTCGCGGCCGCTATTGCGGCGGCCCAGGCCAGAATGTCGAACGCCGCCAAGGACGCGACCAATTCGCATTTCAAAAAGCAGTACGCCAGCCTGGCGGCGATCCGGAATATCGTGATCCCAGCCTTCGCCGCCGAGGGTGTCGCCGTTCTTCAACCCATAGAGGGCGAAGCCGGCGAGGCCAGGGTCCGGACGCTCCTCTTGTGGGGCGACCAGGTGATCGAATCTGGCAATTGCTCGATCCCGATCGGAGGCGGTCGAAACGCGGCCCAGGACGTGGGATCGATTGCCACGTATCTGCGCCGCTACCAACTGGCCGCAGTCGGAGGTATCGCCCAGGAGGACGACGACGCCGAGGGGATCGAGCCTCCACAGAAGAAACGCCGCCAGGAGGCTCCACAGCGCGTTCCGGCCGCCCAGGGGTACAACGACGCCCCGGCGCAGACAAAACCCGCGACAGCGCCAGCCAGGGACCGCGGCGGGGGTATTTCGTGGGCCATGACTCCCTGTCCCAGATGTGGGGCGAAGGTGTACGACAACCGGAACGACTCCGGGCCTACCCTGTTCAAATGTGCGAGCGGCGCCGAGTGTCCAGGCGGAAAGGGCCGGTACGGCTGGGCCGAGTTCGACGATCCGACCTGGGACGACAAACAACAGGCCGGTCGGTCGGCCGATGCCAACGACGCCGCCGGATCACAAACGGCGAACGGCGATCCGATGGCCGACGCCGAACGCCCGCCGGCTCCTGGCGAGGGTGAAATTCCATTCTGATCCCCCGGCCTGGGCAAGCCGTGAAACTGCCCCCTCTTTCCGACCTGGGCAAGCCGTGAAAAGGCCCGCCACAACCAACAACAGGAGGCCTACCATGGCCACAGAAACGAACGAAACCACAGCTGAAGCCAACCCGAACCCGAAACCCAAACGGGTCCACGTTTCGCGGTCCTGGGAGTTGCTGTCGATCGCCTACGGAATCACGGGCGAACTGATGGAACGCGAGGGCGTCACGGACGACGACCTGGAGGCCAGGATCGACCAGTTCCTGGAGGACGCCGACAACAAACTGAACGCGCACCGATACATGCGAGCCTCCGCGGCGTCGACGTCCCGGATGATTCGCGACGAGGCCGCCCGCCTGGTCGCTGTGGCGCGGAAGCTGGACAAAGTCGCGGAGCGATGCAACCGCGGCGCCCAAATGGTCCTGGAGGCCAGGGTCGAGGCGACGTCCTGGGAAGAGGGCCGGAAGCTGGAAAGCGTCGACGGCGTCGTGTACCTGAGCAAACGCCAGGCCCTGGAGATCGACGACGACAGCGAACTGCTGGCGCTGCTGTCTGGGACCCACTTTGTCAAGGTGAAGGAAAGCCTGGACAAGACCGCGATCACAGCAGCCGTCAAAGCGAACGACAGGAAGTTCGCGGAACTGGCGAACGGGCTGGCCCGTATGGTCGACAAGACTTCGATCACCTGGGCCGGGCCAAAGCAGACAGGGGAGGGTGACGCATGAGCCCGAAACACACGGCCCGACCGGGCCTTTCTGGAGTTCAGCGACAGAACCACGACTGGATCCTGTCCTGTGGCTGTGGCTGTGGTGTCGAGTTCAGGACCCGGACCTCGAACTACACACAGCGAACGAACCCGGACACGGGCCGGACGAACCACGGATTCGACAAAGTCACCCGCGCCGACGCCTACGACTTGGCCAAGGCGACCGGCTGGGCGTTGCGGAAATACCGCCACGCCTGGCAGGAACGGAACCCGGCGGGCGCTGTGGTCGACCACACCGCGACCCGGGCCTGTCTGGTGTCTCCGACATGCTGAAAACACGGAAGGAAAAACCCGGCGCCGGTATGACCTCCGACGCCGGGCACAACCAACAGGGGTCCAAACAGGGCGACCCAGGGGATCAAACGATCCAAGGTGAGGATATCACGGCCTGGACGCTTCGCCACGCTTTGACGGTTCCTGGTGAACCAGTCGGAAAGGCCAGGCCACGGTTCAACCGACGAACAGGCCAGCCATACACGCCGCCAAAAACGGTCGAATTCGAACGCCGGATCGCGTGGCTCTGTCCGCTTCGCCCCGTGGAAGGTCCGGTCAGGGTCGAGATCCTGGCCGTGTTCACCAGGCCGCAACGCCTGAACCGAAAGGCCGACCCGCCGGGCCTGCTCCCCTACGCGGGCCGGAACGACCTGGACAACGTGATCAAGGCGGCCAACGACGGCCTCCAGGGCCGGGCGTTCCACAACGATCGCCAGGTGGTCGACATAGTCGGCCGCGCCAGGTACGCGGAAAAGGGCGGAAAGCCGCGCCTGCAGATCGAGGTCTACGAACTGCAACCCACAACCAACCAACCAACCCACAAACAGGAAACAGAACCGAATGACACAGCCGACGATCTGGCATCCAGCGCCGCGGGGCCTGGTAATAGCCGCAGCAACTGAACGATGGACCCGCGACCGCCCAGCGCCCGACCTGGTCGTGTACCTGTGGACCTGGTCACAGTACGACGACGGAGAACGGCCCACCCGCCGACAACTGGCCAGGCTGTTCGGGTGGACAGAACACCACGCCCGGACGCTCCTGGCTCGCGTCAGGGCCGACCACGCGGCCTGGCTCGAAGCGCACCCGCCCACGTTGAAACAGGGCCACCGCCCAAACAGTCCCTGGAACGACGAGGACTTACCGCCGCCCGCCGCCCAGATTCGCCCCGGATTCGCCGCGATCCGCCCGATCGCGGGCGCGTCCTCACAACACAACACACACACACGACAGGACCAGGTACCGGACCAGGTCCTGTCCGGAGGGGGTAGATCATGGCATCCGAAGCCGTAGTCCTGCGAACGCTCCAGGCAATTGCAAACATGTTCAATAAGGGATCCTGGTGGGTCCAGGACTCGACCAAAATGTGGATCCTCCAACTGGAGGACGTCGACGATCAGGAACTGATCCAGGGCACGAAGGACTGTCTACGGAAGGCGAAAAAGCTGCCAACTGTCGCGAACCTGCGGGAGATCATAGAGGCCAGACCAGGGGCCAGCCTGGGCCAGCCCCTGGACCGCGAGGGCTGTGACGCTTGCGGGCGTACAGGGTGTCGGGAAATGGCCCGCTGGTACATGAGCCGCGGAACGCTGGTCGCGTATTCTGCCGTCGCCGCCTGTGACTGTGTGAAGGGCCAGCGCCTGGCGACTGGAGCGTTCCACGACTGGCGCCGCGTCCTGGCAGCCTGGGAGGCTGACCCCTGGACCGCCAAGGACTCCGAGGACCGCCCGATCGTGTTCTACGGAACACACAAGGACCCGCGACTGTCTGACGCTCAGAAGCTGACACCGGACGCCCTGGCCGACCGCCAGGCCCGCCGGACAGCCGCCGAGGCCGCCGCCATCACGACCGGAACCTTTCGACGTGTCGGAAAACCCAGACCACAGTAGGAACGATCCATGCCCCTGTACGAGTACCGCTGTCCATCCTGTGGCCATGAATGCGAACGACTCCAGCGCCTGGACGCGCCGGCGCCTCCGTGTCCAAAATGCCCAACGGACACAGACCAGGAACCGGAAGCCATGATCCGCCGGATCTCCGTGTCGTCGTTCCAGTTGAAGGGCTCCGGCTGGGCCTTCGACGGGTACAAATCAGGGTGAACGCCTGTCCAGTGCGCAAACGCCAGGTCCAGCAAACCAGGCGCCGTACCCTGCACGGGTGTTCAGTGTTCCGCAGCTGTGACTTTCCACGGACCCGGACAGAATAGGACCGGGTCGAACCTCTCCGGCGTCCTGGTCATCACGCCCGCAGCATGGCGGGATCCCACCGATGACCAGGGCGTTCGGCTGGGCTCGCCTGGACGGGTGGGAGTTGCTATATTCCCTGCATGAGTAGCAACAGGTCAGGACGGAAACACAGCGCCGAACAGGTCCAGCAGCGGCGAGACGTGATCGAGGAGTGCTTGACCCGCGGGGACTGGACCCTTCGCCGACAGGCCCAGGTGGCCGCGTCGTACAACGTGACCGCCAGCCAGGTCCGGAAGGACGCCTGCCTGATCCGGCGGGCCTGGGCCAGCCAGGACCAGGAGCAGAGCCACGAGGAGATCCGGAGCGACTGGCGCCAGCGGGTCCACAAGGCGATCCGGGAGGCGTCTGAGTCGGGCCATACACACACCGTCGCGAAGCTGCTGGCCACGGAGGCCCGCGTCCTGGGCCTGGAGGCTCCACAGGTGGTCGAGGTGTCCCACACTGTCCACACAATACAGGACGCCCCACGGCTGGCCCTGGACGTCCTCCGGGCGCTCCCGATGGCCTGCGACCTTCTGGGCATCGAACCGGCCGACCTACCGATCATTGACGTCGACACACTGGAGATCGAGCACCATGAAAACCACGAATGAACCCGCCGCCGTATGGATGGCCACCGACACCCTCCGGCCCTGGCGTGGCAACCCGCGCGACAACGACGACGCCGTGCCAGGTGTCGCCGACTCGATCAAGCGGTTCGGGTTCGCCGCGCCGATCATCGCTCGACCACAGGGCGACGGGTTCGAGGTCATCGCCGGACACACCCGGCTGAAGGCCGCCCAGCGCCTGGGCCTGGACCGTGTCCCGGTTCGGGTCATGGACCTCGACCCAGGGGACGCGAAGCTGCTGGCCCTGGCCGACAACCGGGTAGGCGAGATCGCCACCTGGTCGGACGACCTGGGCGACCTGCTCCGGGAACTCGACGGCGATGGCCTGGACCTGGCTGGGCTGGGTTGGTCCGACGTCGAGTTGGCCGACCTGCTCGCGCCGCCCGTGTTCGAGCCGCTACCCGGCGACGACGACGCCCCGGACCTGGAGGACGAGGCCGACAGCGAGCGCGGCCAGGTCTACCAGTGCGGCCCGCATCTGGTGATCTGCGGCGACTCCATGGATCCGGACCTGTGGGCCGACCACCCGATCGACATCCTGCTGACTGACCCGCCCTACTGCTCCGGAGGCAAACAGGAGGCCGCCCGGACGATCGGATCTGTGGGCCGGTCGTCGCAGGGCTGGCGGGACGTCGAGCGGGACAACCTGACCAGCGACGGCCTGTCGGCGCTCCTGGGCCGTGTAGTGGGCAACGTGGCCGCCCGGCGGGTCGCTTACGTGTTTACGGACTGGCGGCAACTCCAGAACGTCCGGCGAACCGTCGAACCGCTGGGATACACCTACCGGTCGCTGGTCGTGTGGGACAAGCAGGGCGGCGGGATGGGCTGGCCATTCATGCACAGCTACGAACTGGTCTACTGCGGGATCCGTGAATGGAGCCAGAGCCGGGACGGCGGCGGGTGCCTTATGGACATCCAGCGGTATCCCAGGACCGGGAACAAACAGCACACGACCCAGAAGCCGGTCGAACTGATCCAGACCCTGATCGAAGCCACGCCCGGCGATGTCGTCGGCGACCCGTTCGGCGGGTCCGGGACCACCCTGATCGCCGCGGCCATGGCGAACCGCCGGGCCGTGATCTGTGAATACGATCCGCGGTACGTGGACGTCATCCGGCGCCGCTGGACGACCTGGGCCAAGGGCCGAGGCCTGGAGCCTGGACCGGGCGGCCTGGAGTGACCGCCGCCGCCCAGGAGCAGGCCGGATCCGGCGGCGCTCTGCTCGCCTTGCAACGGGACCACCCGCTGGCCTTCGCCAAGCTGTGGCACCGGGACGAGCCACGGACCAGCCAGCGCCGGGCGTTCCAGAACCTGGGCGACATTTTCACGATCATTTGTGGCGGCAATCGGTCAGGCAAGACCGCCGGCTGTGGCCAGTACATTGCCGCCTGCATGCACGGCCGATCGCACCCTGACGCCCGCGCCTGGTGCCGGGCCAACGGCATCCCGCTGTCGGCGCTACCGGCCCGGCCTGGTGTCTGCTGGGCCGTGGCCCTGGACTCCAGCGACAGCCGCGAGTACCTACGGCCGGCGCTCGAGCAGTACCTCCCACCGTCGGCCAAGTGGCGCAACCGGTTTGGCTTCGGACAGGCAGAGGTCGAGATCCCTGGCCTGGGACGCTGTGTATTCAAGGCCGTGTCGGAGGGCCGGGACGGGTTCCAAGGAACGGCGATCGACAGGTGCTGGTTCGACGAGGAGCCGCCCGATCGCAGCGTCGTAAATGAAGCGATCATGCGAACTGCCGACCGCCGTGGATCCGTCATTTTTTCACTCACACCACTACGCGGCAAAACCTGGATCTACGATCGCTGGATCGCCCAGCCGCCGGACGACACCCGCGTTCACTGGCTCCACGGCGAGGACAATCCACACGTCCCAGCCGACGCCCTGGCGGCCGTCCTGGCCCAGTACGGCCCACACGAACGGGCGGCCAGGGCTCGCGGAGAATGGACCGCCCTGGAGGGCCGGATCTACTCCGAGTTCAGCAGGGCGACACACGTGATCCCGACCGCCGAGATCGAGCCGGGATCGCCTATCTGGATCGGCGTGGATTTCGGCACCCGGGCGCCGTTCGCCGCGGTCGTCTGCACGGTGACCGGGGACGACGTCCTGACCGTGATCGACGAGCATTACCAGGCGGGCGAAACGCTGGCAGTTCACGCGGCCAAGCTGAAACAGTTGATCGAGCGGTACGGCGAGCCAGAGTGGATCGTCTGCGACCCGGCCGACCGCGGCGCCCGGCTGGCCCTGATGCGGGAGCACGGGATCCCGAACGTAGGGGCCAGGAAGGGGCCGTCGTCTGTCATGCGCGGGATCGGGGCGGTCGCGGAGCGTATGGCCTTCGATGTCGAGGGCCGGCCGCACCTGGTGATCATGGATCGCTGTCGGAACCTGATCGCCGAGATCGAGTCCTACACCTGGGACGCCCGCGGCCACGGCGAGCCACGCGATCGACCTGCCGATCGCCAACGCGACCACGCCTGCGACGCGCTCCGCTATTTGGTTTCAAAGTTGGCCGTCTCCACAATGGCGATCGGCTGACGCGGGACCGGCGCTGGTTCCGTTCCTGGTAGGGGGATTGCCGGGTGTCTCCTGGTGCGCTATCGTCCTTTCATGGACTTTCCAGAACCACGGCCCGGCCTCCTGGTTCGACTGCTCCGAGCGGTCGGACTGGTAAAGGTCGACGCCTCGACCGGAAAGGCCGACCATAGCGCCGGCGCGGAGTTCGTCCCGGATCTGGCGTACCGGTCCGGATACGACAATAGGGCGGCCCTGTCTGCCTTCGCCGCGTTCCCCTGGCCGTTTTCGTGCTGCGAGGCGATTTCCAGCGACCTCGCATCCTTGCCCCTGCGGGTCTACCGTGGCCACGGCGCGGCCGCCGAACCTGTGGATAACCACCCGGTCCTGGACCTCCTGAACCAGCCCAGCCTTCGCGTCGATCCTGGACTCTGGCGCCGCCAGCTTTACACGGATTTGGTTCTGTCTGGAAACGCGTTTCAACTGATGGCGGGAACGGGCGACACAGTCACCAGCCTGATCCGGATGCACCCGGCGCGGGTCACTATCGCCGCCATGAATGACGGCCAGGTGGACCACTACCGACACGAAGCCGGGGGCGGTCATCCGGAGCGGTTCGAGTTCGACCAGGTCCTGCATTTTCGCGGGCCTTCCTGGTCCGACGACCCGTCGAACCTGTGGGGAACTGGAGCCGTCCAGCCTCTACACCACGACCTCACGACCGAAAAGGCGCAAGCCGCGCTGGCTGCTCGCCAGGCCACGACCGGCCAGCCGTCCGGGATCCTGTCGCCGGCCGACGACCTCACGACCTGGAGCAAACAGCAGGTCCAGGATCTGCGCCGCCTGTACGAATCCCAAATGCAGGAGGGCGGATCCGGGATCCTGATCCTGGGCGGACAGGCATCCTTCGAGAAGCTGGCCTGGACGCCCCGCGAAATGGAATGGAGCCAGGTGCGGGACTTTGTCCGACAGAGCACCCTGGCCGCGTTTGGCGTGGTGCCGGTTCGGGTCGGTATCGAGTCGCAGAACTTTGCAACGGCCCAGAGTCAAATGCGTCTGTATTGGGGAGGCCTCCAGGGCCGCGCCGCCATCATTGACGCCGGCCTCACCAGGCTGGCCCGGACGTTCGATCCGGACCTGTCCGTTCGGCACGATTTCAGCGCCGTCGACGTCCTCCAGGAGAGCCGAACCGAACGCCTCCAGCGGGTCCAGGTCTGGTCGGCCATGGGCGTCCCACTGAGCGAGGCCGCCGCCTACGAAGGGTTCGACGATCTGCCGTTCACACCGGAGGACGACCAGGAGGCCGAGCAGCCGGACCAGGCCTCCGACCCGGACGCCCTGGCCGACGAGCCAGAGGACGGAACAGAGGACCAGGAAACGCCCGCCACGACCGGCGAACCACTGGCCGCGACCGCCCTGAACGGCGCCCAGATCGCGAGCCTGCTAACCATCCTGTCCCAGGTGGCCGGCGGCGCCATCACGTTCGACGCGGCGCTGACCTTGATCGGCGTGGCGTTCCCAACGATCCCGGAGGCCGAGGCCGCCCGGATCCTGGCGGGCGCCCAGACAGCGCCGGAGGACGACGAGGCGGAAATGCAACGCCTTGTCAGAAGCATCGAACACCGGACCGCCCGCCCGCCTGGCGCGTCCTGGCTGGCCGAAGCGACCAAGGGCGAAGCCGACGCCGTCTGGCGGGCGTTCGTGGACGATGTCCAGGGACCAAGCGAGAAGGCGATCAAACAGGCCGTCCGCGGCTACCTGCGAGGCCTCGCGGCCCGTATCGCTGAGCGGGTGCCGAACGTGCTGGCCGAACGTGCAGTCGGCGACGGCTCGATCGTGTTCCGGATCGAGGGCGACTGGCTCGCCGACCTGGTCGACGACCTGAACGAAGGCCGGATCATGGACGACGATCTACGGGGTGCCATCGCCGACAGCTACGACCGGGCGACCCGCGCCGCCTTCGCCGCTATGCCGGGCGACCTGGCCGGCGACTTTCCGTACGACCCGGCCCGAATCGATCAAATGGTCGACGCCCACCTGGCCGACCTGGCAGGCCGACGGCCCGACGGAAAGGGCGGCTGGATCATCACGGACACCGGGATCAATGACGGAACACGGGCCGCGGTTCGGGACGTCGTCCAGACTGGCCTGGCCGAGGGCGCAACCGTCAACGAGATCCAGGCCGCGATCATGGCATCCACCCGGATCTCGTCGCCGATGCGGGCGCTACGAATCGCGAGAACGGAGAGCAACCGGTCGGTAAATGCGGGCGGCGTATCCGCCTGGGAACAGCAGGCCGAAGCCGCTGGCGTCGAGCTGGTCCTAACGTGGAGCGCCGCGCCGAACGCCAGGAACGAACACAAGGCCCTGAACGGGATCGAGCGGGGCAAGGACGGATACTGGCGAAGCGGAAACGCCAAGGCGGCCCACCCTGGCGGGTTCGGAGTCGCCGGCCTCGACATCAACTGCCGCTGTCACTACACACCAAGGATCATCCGATGACCCAGATCACGAAGCGATCGATCACGACCAAGACCAAGACCCGGAACAGCCGGACGACAGTGATCGCCAGCACGGCGACCCCTGACCGCTACAACGACATTGTCGCGGGCGGCGATGCCTGGGATCTGAAGTCCTACGAAGCGAACCCGGTGATCCAGTTCGCGCACCGGTACGACACCCTGCCGATCGGGCGGGCGACCAAGCTGACAACCGACGAGGACGGGAGCCTGATCGCGACCATCGAATGGGACACCGCTAACGAACTCGGCCGCCAAGTGGCCGAAAGTTTCGACCGTGGTTTCATGTCGGCCGTTTCAGTCGGCTTTCAACCTTCGAACGCTACCGAGCGGCGCAAGCTGCCAACAGACCACCCCGCCCACGGAGACACAGGCATGTACTTTTCAGGACCCAACAGACTACTCGAGATCAGCGCCGTCCCGGTACCCGCAAACGGAGAGGCGCTGGCGCTTCGATCCGCTGACGGAACCACGGCCCGGAGCGTCCTGAACGTCGAGGAGACGGAGGACACCTACGTCGTCACATACGCCAAATACAAGCCCGACGAGGCCGACGAGGCCGACGACGAGGACGCCGAGGACGTCGAGGAAATGGCCGTGGACGACGAGGACGCCGACCAGGACGACCAGGACGACGAGGCCGAAGGCTACGCCGACGACGAGGACGCCGAGGACGAAACCGAAGCGATCGGCGACGAGGACGAGGACGCCCCGCCACCCGCCGACGACGAGGACGACGACGAGGACGACGAGGACGACGAGGACGAGGACGCCGCGAAGGCGCTCCGCCCGCTGGTCCGACAGGTCCTGCTCGAACTGCTGGGCCATGATCCGGACATTCGCCGGGCCCTGTCCAGCCGCCCACGAACGAACACCAGACCACGCGCCGAGGCGCTGGCCAACCTGTTCGGCATTGACAACTGATTCCCTATCCACTACCACTGAACACACGTGCAGTCACACACGGAGATCCCGACATGGCAGACGCTACCAATTCCCGACTCGACCTTTCCACGCCTGAAAAGGCACGGAAGGCCCTATACGACCTCCAGGCCGAACAGAAGCGCCTGAAGTCGTCCAACCGCGACCTGCTCCAGAACGTGGAACAAAAGGGGGCCGACCTGGCCGCCATCCAGAAGCGTTTGGTCGAGTTCGAGAACCGCGGCGGCCGGACCACCAGCAGCAACGCCGCAATGTCGAAGTACCAACGCCCGGACGGATCCGTTCGGGCTCGTGGCGAGGACACCCGCGAGCGGGCATGGATGCCTGGACTGCTGGAGGACGCGCCGGTCTGCGACTGGCAGGAAGAACTGCAAACAGCCGTCAACGACTACACCCTGGTCAAGTCGTTGAGCAGCAAGGGCCAAGCGCCGAAGTGTCTGGCCCGCGTTCGTGAGATCGCCCGGAAGGCACCCGCCGAAGTGTCCAAGATTTTCACCGATGGTGTCAGCGGATCCGGCGAGGAGTGGATCCCGGACGAAATGCTCCCGACGCTGGAGCGGAACCTGACAGCAGAACGCCGCCTGGCTGGCCTGTTCCCCACGATGAACCTTCCACGACAGACCACCCTGCTCCCCTATTTGTCGGTCGGATTTCGGCCCTACATCAAGGCCTCCGCCGCCGCCGATGACCCCGCGCAGTACACCGCGAGCAGCATGACGACCGAGCAACGGACGATCAGCGCGACCGGCTTTTCCTGCTACGCCCAGGTCGCCGACGACGCCGACGAGGACAGCGTGATCGCGGTCATGCCCACGGTACAGAGCGAACTACTGCAGGCTCTGTTGGACGGCGAGGAGGACGCGATCGTAAACGGCGACCTTGGAAGCCACCAGGACTCGGCCTTGGCCTCCTGGGACATCCGATCCCGTTGGGGTACCTCTGGCCTCGGAGGGTCAGCGGATCATCGCCGCGCCTGGCTTGGCCTTCGAGCCGCCGCGATGGACATCAGTGGAGCCAACACGGACATGAGTGGCTCGCTCACTACCGACGAGATCCTGGCGAACCGCGCCAAGCTGGACAGCCCCCACGGAACGCAAGGATCGCTGATTTTGATCGTCAGTCCAGAGGTCTATTTCAAGAAAATCCTGGCCGCCGACGAGGTCCAGACCGTCGAAAAGATCGGGATCGATCGGGCTTCGATCCGGACCGGCAACCTTGGCGAAATCTACGGCATGCCGATCGTGGTGTCCGAGTTCATGTCGGCCGACCTTCCCACCACGGGGCTATACACCGCCGGCGGCGCGACATCGTCGGCGCTGATCGTCAACAAGGATCGCTGGAGGCTCGGCGTTCGCCGGGGATCTTCCGTTGAAATCGACAAGGACATTACCCGCGGCGTGCATCGCCTGGTCACGACTGTCCGGGAAACCTTCTTTACTGTTGACGCGTCAACGAAGAAGAACCTACACCTCGCCTTCAATATCACTGTCACTTGATCCGGAGTTTCGATCATGTCTGCACCTCAAAGTTTCACGACCTCTCACACGCCAGGCGAAAAGACCGGGACGACTACGTTCTACGTAGGCCACGGCCGAACAGGTGAATGGCTGCTGTCCGGGATCTCGTTTGTTCCACAGCAGGCGATCACCGCCGACGGCTCCCACAAGTTCGTGATCGCCATGACTGACGGAACCACCACGGTTGCCACGTCCTACGACACAAGCGCCACAGCGTTCGTCGCGGGTACTGGTGCCCAGGCGACGATGTCAGCCGCCGGAACCTCCCTGGAGTTCGGACCCACAGACAGCGTCAAGTTCGTCTGCACCAAAACGGGTACGGCTACGCTTGAGGCTGAGTTCCTCTGTCACTGGCGGAAGGCCCGCGTCTGATGCCGAACCTGCAACACCTGTCGACCTCTCCCTGGCGTTTCTACCAGGGAACGGACCCGGACACCGCCAGGCCCTGGCCTGTCGGCGAGGTCCGGGAGGTCGGCGGGGACGTTGCTTCCTACCTCCTGCGGGAGTACCCGGAAGCGTTCGCCCTGGCCGACGAGGTCAAGGCGGCCGCGCCCGCCGAGCCGGACGTGGATCGGGCGATGAAACCGCCCGCGAAGCGGAAGGCGGCCAAGCGGAAACCCACGGCGAAAAAGGCGACTACATGAAGGTCCGAGCAACCGAAGCGAACAGTTACCCGCCCGGCGTCCGCTGGTCCGTGGGGAAGGTGCGAGACATCGAGATCCCAGACGGCGGCGCCCTGCCGGCCTGGCTGGTTCCAGTGAAGGCGGCCAAGGCCAAGAAGGCCAAGGCCTCCGAACCAGCAGACGAGCAACCAGCAGCCGATCGGGGGTGACCCGTGGCTGTGATCACGACAGCAGAGGCCAAGGCATACATACCGACCTTGTCGGGCTCCACTGACGACACTTTGTTGACCACCCTTGCCGCCCGGTTCGACCAGGTCGCGGCCGCCTACTGTGGATACATCCCGCAGAGTTCCGGCGCTATGTCCCTGGAGTCCGGAACCTACGTGGAGATCATGGACGGACCCGGCGGGCGTGAGCTGAACCTATCGGCGAAACCGGTGACCGCAGTTGCCTCGATCTACGACGATCCGGACCTGGACTACGAAGCCGCCGACCTGATCGCGGCGTCGGACTACACGGTCCACGGCCTGGAGGGACTGGTCGTTCTGGACTCCGTCGCCACGGCCGGCGGGTTCACCAAGGGCCGCCGGGCGATCAAGGCAACGTACACGGCCGGGTACACGGGCGGAACGATGCCAAACGCCGTGAAGCACGCGGCCTGTCTCCAGGTCGCTCACTGGTACGCCGCCCGCGCCCATATCGGACGGACGAACGTTTCAGGCGCCGGCCAGTCTGCATCCGTGGCCACGCTGGAACTCCTGCCGGAAACCCGCCAGGCCCTGAACCAGTACCGGCTCGCGACCGGCGGGTGGGTCGGCTGATGGCAACGATCACCGTAGAGGAACTGTCCGAGCGCCTGAAGAAAACCAGCCGCGGCGCGTTCCTGGCGGCGCTCCACTCGCTCGCCCTGGACTACGCGGCCGAGGCCCAGACCCGCGCCTACGGCCGCGCCACGACGCTTCTGACGCGTCGGAGCGGCCGGCTGTCCGGAAGCATCGTCGGCCGCGTTCAGAAGCGCCCTGGCTACATCGCCGTCCGATTGTCAGCAGGTGGCGGCGGCGAGGACGTCAAGTACGCCGCGATCCACGAACACGGCGGGACGATCACACCCAAAAAAGGAAAGTACCTACGCTTCCCCGTCAGTGACGACGCGTTCACACAGAACAACGATCCGAAAGGCGCGGGCGTTTCACGCGGCGCGGGCGGGTCAGTGTGGGCCAGCGTGCGGAGCGTGACGATCCCGGCCCGGCCGTATCTGAAACCGTCGATCGATGAAATCGAGGCCCGGATGATTCCAGAGGTCCGGCGCGTCCTGCGGGGGGTGCTCTGATGGGTTCCACCGAACGGACGATCCTCGAACGGATCCAGACGAACTGCCAGGCGATCGACGGGACCGGCTCCTACAATTTCGACTTTTCAGACTCTGACGCCGTGATCCTTGGAATGGAGCCAGCAGCGACCGCACCACGGGCACCAGGGATCTACATCTTCACTGTCAACTTGGACAGCCGCAGAATCAAGGGAACGACGCCCCTCAACAGCTTCACCCGTGTGTTCGTGCTCCAGGTGGATTGCTGGGTACCACGCGGATCCGGAACACCAGGGGACGCGATGCTTCGAGCCGTTGACGCGTCCAGCGACGTTATGCGGGCGCTCGAAAATGACCCTACCTGCGGAGGGGTCACACACGACCTGTCGGTCAACGCCTTGACCTATGACGGAGACGCGATCCAGATCCCCGGATACGGGGTCGCGAGCCTCCGTGTACAGTACGAATACAACGAAAAGAGGGGTGCCTGATGGACGCCCGAAACCGTGATACGGGAAGCCATTCTGCGTTTCGAGGTATGGGTGTTGTCAGCACACAGGGTCGGACCGAAAACGCCTTGTGGACCCCTTACAAGGCGTTTGTGCGTCGGTTTGGTTATTGTAGTTTTGAACCGGAAACGGGGGCGACAATGCCAGGAAATAACACAGGAAAACACCAGCTCAACCGGCTGTTCCGACCTGGTCGGACGGACCTCCAGGGCGGCGAAAACTCGACCTCGATCCGGCCCGGCCAGAGTCTGGCAAGGTTGACATGCCAAGGCGCCGTAGGGGGTGACCGTGGGATGGTATGACGCCGACTGGAAGTTTCGGATCCCGCTGACCGTCGCCAACCACAGCGGAGTCGCCGCGCCAGAGGGACAGATCACGATCCCGAAATCGCTGGGTAAGTTCTGGGAAAATGTTCAGGCCGACTTTGACGACGTGGTGGTCACGGCCGCCGACGGCGTCACGCTGCTCGATTGGGCGTTTCACGGGGGAACGCCCAGCCAGGCGAACCGAACCGCCACGATCCAGATCGACGACTACGCCGTTTCGGACTTGTATGGAAATGACGCCGCGTCTGCGTCGGTCGGCGCATTCCTGTATTGGGGAAACGACGACGACCAATTGGCCAGCAGCGCCAACAACTCGATCAACATTACGACCACGCCAAAGACGGTCCACGTAGAGGTCGCCGATCCGCTGAGTTCGTCCACGGCGTTTGTGGTCCCTTGCAAGGGGATCGAGGTCGGCCAGGCATACAACCACGCCGAGTTCAGAAAACCCGCGAACGAAACGACCCGGATCTACTGGGATCTGTCTGGCGTGGTCATGTCGCTCGCCAGGCCGAACCAGCGATCCCGACACAATGAGGAGATCGCCTACGTGAAGGCGATCATCTACGACGAGGACGGAGCGAACACAACCAGCGCGATGACCACCCTCAACAGCATCGCGATCGGCCCTGACTACGTCGTCCAAATGCCGATCACAGCGGGCGACCACGAAAAGCGATACTCGATCCACCTGACGGCCGGCTTGGTCGACGAGGCCGGAGGCCTCCGGATCACCGATCAACGCGCTACCCTTCACGTCCGCAACGTCGCCATTCACCCTGCCATTTCCTGACCTGGAGAAACCCAAATGCCTACCGCCAACTATTTCGGCCGCAACGCCTTCGTCGCCTTCGCTAAAGAGGCCGATGGATCCGTTTACGGAACCGCCAATACGTCCTGGGACGTTCGCCGCCCGTTCGTGTCCTGTTCCATGCTCCGCCAGATCGAGAAGGTGCCACGGGCGAACCTGATGGTCGCTGGAGCGGCTGGCCTGCGAAAATCGCACTACTCGGCAAAGGACGCCGCCACAGGTTCGATCGAACTTGAGCAAACCTACGATGGCTGCGGCTACTTTTTGCACGAACTGTTCGGAGCGTCCTCGACGACAGACCCTGGCGGCGGAGCCCCTAAAGTCCACACCTACACGCTCGCCGACTTGCCAGCGGTCGGCGTGGGTTCATCGCTCCAGCGAGGGACGACCATGGGCCTCCAGCGAGGAACAGGACAGGTCGAGGTATTCGAGGGCGTGGTATTCACGGGCGGATCGATGTCTGTGGCGTCTGGGGCTCACATGGCCCTGTCCATGGACATGATCGCGGAAACCAGTAGCGCCCGAACCACGGCGATCACGTTCTCCGAGCCGACCAACGACAACCTGGTACTGCATCACGAAACCACAGCCGCCGGCCTGGCGTGGAACTCTCAGAATTTCGACCTCGTCGACTTTGAATTCAAGATCGAAAACGGAATGGCCGAACGGATGCGCCTGGGATCCCTGGTGACAAAGCAGCCAGTCATCTCCGACTTTCGATCGATTTCGATGACCGTGACCTTTGAAACCGATGACGTTCAGGGCTACGCCGAATACCTGGCCGACCAGGCTTCGGACGCTGTGGTCACATTCAACAACGGCGCCAGTTCTGGCGATGAGCGTGAAATTTCGTTCTCATTGAACGCAGCCTACATCGAAAGCTACACGGACGAGATCACGGAAACAGGCCTGGTCCTGGCTTCGGTGACCTTCCGCGCCGAGGGCGACGGCTCCAGCGGCCTTCCGCTGGGCGCGTCGATCTCCGTCAAAAATGAGGCACCGACGGCCGTTCACAACGGCTGATCCAAACACTACCGAAACCCCAACGTCAGGAGAGGCAAATGGGACAACTACTCGAAGCTATCGAACAGAGCACGACCAAGGAAATCGAAGCCGGCGGTATGCTCTGGCGGGTGAAAAAGATCGCCAGTGCGGACCTCGCCAGAGTCGGCCATTGTGCGCTTGGGCTCGGCCAAGGCCTCCAGGCGCCGAAGCCAGCGAAGAAACGTCGCGGCAAAAAATCGGCGGAGGATGCGGAGCCGCAGGGGTTCGCGGAGTCCATGGCGAAACAGCCGGTCGAGGCCCTGGAAACCATGGCGAAACTCAAGGACGCTGTCGTAGCTGCTGGCCTGGTCGCAGTCGGCGACCCGGAAACCGACGAATGGGAGGACGTCCAGGGCGTCCTGGAGCGTGAAAAGTCCGACGCGAAGGCGGGCCGGTTGTGGGTAGGGTCGATCCCAAACGAAATCGGCGACCTCATTTTCGAAGCCGTAATGGACGTCTCCACGAACTCCGGGGAGGACCTGGCGAACCTTCGCCGATTTCGAGGAGAATCCGGAGATCCTGCTGCTGGTGGATCAGGTGGCCAGGCGCTACGGAAGGCTGCCAAGTGAGGTACTGGAATTGCCAATTTGGGACCTGTCGATCGCTGTGGCCTGCATGATGGAAGCCGACGCGGCGGCGGGCGCTCTGATGAAGCGGATCCAGGCCGATAATATGCCGGTCTTTCCAGTGGTCGTCCTTCGGTCTTGACCTGTCAACAGTAGGAGGTAGAGAATGGCAACAGACAACGTGAAAACCTACCTGATCGAACTGGAGGACAAGGTCTCCGCCGAGTTGAAGAAAACCGCGAAGCAGGCCGACGCCCTGGAAGCGGAATTGAAGGATCTCCGAGAGGACCAGAAA